TTTTTAAAACCGCTATTATCAATAAGTTTGAGTTTGGACCCTAAAAAATTTAAAGACCCATCAAAACCTAGACAGTTTAAAAAAGCACCCTTTCCTATATTTTCGGCAAACTTAGGGATATTTAAATCTCCAATAAAAATATAATTATCGAAAGAATAATCACCAATTGTTTTAACAGATAAATCAAAAGATAAATTTATATCCCAATCTGACCAATAATCATAATTTCCGTTTTGCACATTAGTTACTGAATTTGATACTTCTAATGTATCGAAATTACAACCTTCGAAACCGTTTGCTCCGATTGTAACATTTTGTCCAATAATTATTTTTTCAGTAAAGCTAGAACAATTATAAAAAGCTTCTGAACCAATACTTGTTAAACTTTCTGGTATAGATAAATCTCCTGTAATGCTATTACAATTATAAAAAGCCCCGTCTCCTACACTAGATATACTATTTCCCAGATAAAGGCTATCAAAACCAACACAATTTAAAAATGCATCTGATTTAATTTCTTTAAGATAGTCACTTAAAAACAAAAGACCATCAAAACTACTGCAATCCTTAAAAGATCCTTGACCAATAGATAATACTGTGTCAGGGACAAAAAGTCTACCTGTTATGTTTTGGCAACCATCGAAAGCAAAGTCGCCAACTTCAGAGACATTATTACCTAAATATAATAATGCAGCCGTAAGATCGTTTTGACTCCATTGGGTTGGTATGTTTTCTGCGGTACTTCTAATAGGTAAATCAAGAGAATCATAAACGACGCTTGGCCCAAGAGAAAATGGCCAACCATTTAAACCTTTCTTGTCGTAAGATAAAAACTGAAAATTTGCGTCGTAAATCATTTCATTATTTACGCCCATAGAATATGTAAAAGAGTTCAGCTTGACGTTATCAAATAAAAGTTTTACAGCAAAAAGTTCGTCTCTAACCGTAAATTCAAATTCATAATCCTCTTCTGAAGCCAATAAGCCAGAGATAAAACCAGAGTCATAGTTATCTACTTTTGATGATATTGAAATGTCACCTCTTATTGGGTATTGTATTTTTCTACCATAAACATAATCAGACCCAAGCCCATACAAAGGTACTCTTTCTAAATTAACCCTAAAATCGAAAGACTCTATAATGTGCTCTTCTTCAGATATCGATTGTCCTCCAACTTGAATGTTTTCAAGTCTTAAATCAAGACCGCAACTGCTATTAACTATAGTGGGGTTTGACGAATCAAACGGTATTTCGTTTACAGTCCCAGATAAAACCGAATCTTGCAAATTTATATTACCAACGCCTAAAGAATTTCCACTTTGAAGATTTATTGCTGGAGATTTAATTGGACCTTCGTACAAAGATGCTTCGATATTTGAACATTTATAAGTAGCTCTTGCTAAAGGAATAGAATTATTTTGAAAACTCATTCCATAACTATTTAAATATGCATTTCCTATAGAAATAACCTCACCGCTATTAGGTATAGATAAATCAGCAGACTTAAAATATTCTATTGCGTCAGAACCCTGTTCTGGGTGGTTGTAAAAATGAAAATTATAAGACTTTTCATTTAAGCCCTCCAATAAACCAACGGGAACAAAATTTCTGCCAATTGAGAAATTCAAACCCATAAGAACTTCGTTATACATCGCTGGAGATGCAAAATAATCAATATTTAAATCGACATCTGGATGTCTATTGATATCATCTATCTGTGGCTTTTTTCTCCCTATTTGTCTAACACTAGCTCTATCCATCTGGAATGAATACGATGAATTTTGAACAGCCGAAAAAAGATAACCAGTTTCATCTGTTACCTTAAAGGCTGGAGACTCAGTTATTAAAACAAGAGTGTTGTTGCTTTTTAATAAATCTCTCATTATGATAGTTCAAATGGGAATGTGTAGGTGAAGCCTCCTACTTGTTCTTCGAAATTTTCACTTAAAGAACCAAGAGGATCTTCTTTCATTTTTATAGACAGTTCATGAGTATCACAACCCAACCAAGTATGAGTCCATTCTGTGGCAATTAAAATCTTAGGCCTATTATACAAAGAAGGTATTCTGTGTTTAAATCTCATATAACCACCCCTTGTCTCTAAAAAATGAAGCATAGCCTTCAACTGTTTTGTGTCTATCGCTGTAAATTTATAGTCAATCGGAAAAACAGCCGAATTAATTCTATTTTTTTCTCTTTGTGAAAAATCTGATTCAAACCTTGAAATGTCAAAAGACACAGAGTTTTGCCACTTTGCGTCTGGACACCAACAAAATTCTCTTGTCCACGGAGATGTTTCTTCTGCTATAAAAACGTTTGGCGTCACAAACTCTGTAGAAACATGATCTCTAATGCAATAAAAAAAGTTATATATCTTATTCTGACTTCCAGCGTCACCTTTATAATAAACAACATCATTTTTTTTGTAGCTCTTATTATTTCCATTCCATTTTTTAAATGGAAAATTTACATAAGATTTACTTTTCCATTCAAAAAGATTCGGAATTTCATCGGCGTTAAAGTCTACTCTTATTTCAAAACTATTTTCATTCTTATGGGTCACACTATAAGAATCACAATATCCATATGTATCTTTGTATACGTCTCGATCAGTTTTCAGATAAAACGGAATATGTCCTCCTTTTTTTTCTAGCTCGTTTACCAACTTAACTGCATCGTTTCCGTTTTCTTTAAAAACAACCTGATAAGAAGCCTTTAAAGAATTTACGTCTTTTGGATGAATATAAAAATAATTATCATCTTGACGATATTCTCTAAGACTGGAAGAAAAGGTAACAGAACTCCCGAAAGTGGGGTCATAATCCGAAACCAAAGCGCTTTGTATACCAGATAGATTTTCACTCCTATCATAATACAGTTCCCCTGATGAATAATTCGTAGCCATTAGATATGCCCCTTGTAGTTTAAAGATAACTTTAACGCCCCATCAGCTGATACATCTAAAGATTCACCAACTAAGCTAGCATTAGGTATACTTACACTCTGCAAATTAGTTCCGCCCCTACCTTTTATATTTAAATTAACACTTTTATTTTCTCTTTCTTCGAAAAAATCCCAAGAATTAGCAAGAAAAGCATCATCTACATCAATTTGTATAGAACAAGAGTATTCAACTGGAGGCACCAATAATATATCTTGATGTTCTTTATTACAAATTCCATAAAGAGGTTTCCTTTTTAAGTTGATTGAATAATCAAAATTAGAAACTCTATTTGTCGAAGAATTATCGCAAGATACAGTTATAGATCCTTGGCTTGGTATATCTATCAAAGGGTGAGGCGCTACTTGGAAATTGTCGCTTGCGTCAACACCTGTAGTCATTTCGTCTAATATAAATATATTTACAGAACTTCTAGGAGAGGAACCGACAGCACAGTTTAAAGAGTAGGAAGACAAATACCCCTCATTAAATCCATAATGAATACCGTCGTAATATATACTCCCATCAATAGAATTATTGCCAGTGTAATTTAACAAATAATCTTCATATATTAAATTTCTGTTTATTGTCAGTGTTTGATTATTTTGACTTAGTACTGAATTAAAACCTTTTCTAGTTCCAAGTGGGTATTCCATTTTTGCACCAGCAGAATAGCTTATATTTAAGGTTTCTATTCCAGAAACCTCATAATCCCCAGCAAAAAACCTAGATTCGTGATTAAACTTAGCTTCAAACATTTTTATCTTCTTAATTGACCACCCAATCTTTTTTCGTCTGACAAAACAAGCAGGACCTGCTCTTTAATAAGATTAGCCATTCTCTTGTTATCTTCATTTGTTCCCTGACCCATGGCTCCTGTTTGTGCTTGTTGCCCTTGTTCTTGTTGACTCCCTGCGCCTTGTGTTTGACCTCCTACGCCATTTATTGTAATATTTATATCCCCAACTTTATCTTTTGAAACATCAATCAAATCTTCAAGCTTATCTATGACATCTTTGCTTATGCCAGTGTCCGACTCTATACTTTGACCACCAGCATTTAAGCCTTGCAGATTAGACTCTCCTACTCTACTTACTGCGGCGCTGTTCATTATAAACTCACCTCCATTCAACATAGTTGGAACTGTATCCACCCCAGGTTGAGGAGGAATCATTCCTCCAGTAGCAAAATTTGGAGGCCTTGCAGAAGCGGAACGGATTGGACTATCGATCGTTTGTGGCGGTGAACCATCTGGTCCAAATGGTTCACCGCCACTACCAAAGCTACCAGTAATCTTATCAGTAACAAATCCAGTAGCAGCTGATATGGCTGCTGAAAGCAGTGCTCTCTTTAGGGCTTTCTTACGCTCCTTTTCTCTCTGCTCATATTCAAAGCGTTGTCTATCCCTCACTTCCTGCCATTCAAAAACCAATCCGAGAGCTTGTCTTTTGGCGTCTTGCACTCTAACTTGTTCTGGGGTACCAACATTTCTTCCAAAGTTTGTCAACCTTCCGCTTTCTGGCTCAAGATTTATATATGCGCCAGTTCCTCCCAAATCAGATATTACATCTGTTAACCCAGCAGTAGACCCCTGAGTTGCAAAATCAAGCAGATTCTGTCTTCCAGATATTTCTCCATAACCTTCAATTCCTGGAGTAAAGAATCCACCTTTTCCAGTTTGCGCTGGTGCGTTTCTTAATTCGTTTTCGTCTTCTTTAACCAAGCCTCCTTGGTTGTAACCTGGGACAACGCCTCGGTTAATGGAGTCCATAAATTTTTCTCCGAATTTTGATACAGAACTTTTTTTCACCACGTATTCTCCACCCATGAGCATTGCTGGCACATCATCTCGAGCCCCACTACCTCCAGTAACTTTACCTCCAGCGGCATAACCCAGCGCTGATGAAATAGATTTTCCAACACTTGAAAATGCATTAGACAAGTCTCCTGCTATACTTTGTAAGTTAGCTTTGTAAAGTTCTTTTAAGAAAGATGTAGCAGCGTCTAAAAGAATATCTTTTAAATCTCCCCCTTGTGTTATTGCTTCCGTCATTCCTTCTATGACATTATCTCTGAATTGAACAGAAGCATTTACAAAAGCGGTTTTGAAATTTTCTTTGCCTTGTTCAGGAGTTACAACAAGAGCCGCATAAAGCTGTTTACCTATACTAAGGGTTCTGTTCTCTATTTCTTTTATATTAGTCAACAACACCCTAGCACCATCAAGGTCACCAGCTTGTAAAAGATCAGCAATCTTAGTGTTAAGTTCTGCTATTTGAATAGTCTTTTCTAACTGGAATTCAAGAGCAACTTTTTTAGCTGCGTCTATTTCGCTAGCAATTTCAGCCTCCAGTTCAAGTGTAGCTAGAATCTTGTTTTCAGCCAAAACTCTTTCTTCATTACTACCTCCTTTTTTACCCACTTCGATACCAGCTTTAGCGGCTGTCCCAGTAACCAAAGAACTTTTTAAATCTTGAGTTGCAAAAGATGTTCTAGCTTTAAATAAAGACTGTCCTAAAGTATCTTGTTGCTGTGCGGCAGCTTGAGCAGCTAAAGAGTTAGCAGTTTGAATACTTGCGTTTATATCTAATAATGACTTATTTCTTTGTAAATCTAGTTTTGTTTGACTATCATTACTCTTAGATTCAACTTCTTTTACACTAGCTGCAGTTTTTGCTACAGTACCTGATACATCAATAGGAGCTGCAGGAGTAAAATCAATAGGAGCTGCAGGAGTAAAAAAATCTTTTGTTATTTCATTAAGAGTTTTTAGTGTAGGTTTTTCACCTGTTAAATAATTAAATTCAAACTCTCTTTTAAAAGTTTGATCCTGTTTATTTTTTTGCTGCGTCAAAGCAATTGCTTCGCCAATAAGAGGAAGCCCCTTTAGCAAATCGGCAATTTGTGTTGGCAATAATTTTATAGCCTCAGTTGCTTTGCCTACAGCGGTAGTTGTGCCTTTTGAGGCATTCTCTCCTGATTTATCTTCTATTTTTACTGCATCACCCCCAAGCCTTTTAATAGTTGATTTGTCTTTATCTATATTTTTTTGTAAATTAATTATATCGACTGTTGTGTCAGACTTTTTCTCTTCAAGCCTAGTAGATTCGTTTTGAGCTTTACGCCTTTTTTCTACCAAGCCTCGAAGCTTTTCTTCATTTTTTTCTAATTTTTTTGTATATTTTTCAAATGTCTCTACAGTATTTTTGTATTCAGTTCTAATATCCGCCCACGGTAGACCAAGTTCGTCTCGTTGTAATCTTTGCTCTGGTGTAGATTGATTTGCTATATTTGGGTTTTTTCCACCAGCAGCTAAAATTCTATCAAAACGAGGTTTAAGTTTTGATAAAATTTCTGCCGCCTTGCTAATATCCGAATTGGTTTTTGATATTTGATTGCTAAGATTACTTATCACAAATTCCTCTTTTATAATAGATTTATCTAACGTCTTTACTTCATCTTTTTTAGTGGACAGGGAAGACTCTGATTCTTTTATATTTTTAAAAGCTACATCTATAGCTTCTTTATTTACAAGCTTGCTTACCCAACTTCCGAAAAGATCTACGTTGGTTTTCATAGCGGTTGTTGCGGTTTTACTTGCCGTAGAAAAATCAGCTACATTTTGTCTTTGGCCTTGGATTATGGCTTCAGCGGCAGCCAAGTCTTTTTTCGCTTGCTCCTCTTGCTGTCTTCTTTGCAAAACAATAGCTGTCTCAATTTGGCCAGCTATTTTTGGAAGATTTTCCAGTGTAGCTGAATCCACTATAGCTTCTTGCGACCTTTCTTTGTCTATACCAAACCCAGAGCTACGAATACGATCCCTTAATTGGTTTTGCTCTCCAACCAAAAACTGTCTTTTTTCTTCTTTTATTTGTTCCTGTCCTATTTCAAAATCTAGATTTGCAATTCTTTTTTTCCCGCCAGCTTGGTTTCTGCTTCCAAATACACCTACCAAATTTGCTTCTTCTTTTAGTTTATCTATTTCTAGGGCTCTTATATTTTTATTAGAAGAGCTTCTAGCTTCGATCTCTCCAGCTTCTCTTTGAAGGTCCCTTTGTCTTCTTTGTTCTGACACCTCTTCTGTCTCAAGCTTCAACAATCTAAGACGAGCGTTAGCCTGTTCTGTTATGGCTTGCTCAAGTTGGGCTTTTTTGGTTATTTCTGTTATTTCGGTTCTAATAACGCTAACAATATCTCCACTTAACTTTTCTATCCCACTTATCTTACTTAATCTATCCTCTACAATATTAGCTATATCACCCTCTATTTTTTTACCAGAAAGTAAAATTATATTAGTGTCAACAAGAATGTCTTTTATCTTATTGGCAGTCTCTTGTTTTATCTTATCTGTGGCGTCTGGTTGCAAAACGTTTTGAATAGCTTGGTTGCCCTGTATCCTCTTAACAAAAGCGTTAGATATGTCTTGGTTAAGTTTCTTTTGTGCTTCGAGTCCGCGAATTTCTTTTGCTATTTGATCTTTTCTTAATTTTCCAGCTCTACCAGAAGAAGCTTCTAGCTCTAATTGAAATTGTGCTTCAGTTTTAATTGAAGCTAAAGTTTTAGCTCTTTCGAGATTAGAATCTAATTGAATCTTAAACCTTTCAGAGTCAAGTTTCACTATTTTTTTCTGAAATTCCTCTTCTTTATTTCTTTCTTTGCTCTTCTCTATTAGGATTTTTAATATATTTGCTTGAGATTCCTCTTCTTTTATAAGAAGTTTTTGAAGCCTTTCCTGCTCTTCTACATCTCCTTCTGTTTTCGCTCTCTCTAACTTACTTTGCAATCCAGTTATTTTTCCTACTCCCGCCCTAGCTTCTCTCTGTTGGTCTTTAGAAAGTTTATTAAACTGCTTATCAAGAACTTCTCCTATTTTTTCTGGATTATCTATAATTACTTTGCGGTCTTCTGTTCCTAAAGTATTAAGAATCCCTCTTTCAAACTGTTTTGAAATTTCTTCGCCTAAAGTTTTATCATTTTTATCTCCAGTTGAAATTGTACCTAAAACACCTCCTCCTCTTTCTGATCTTTTATTTAATAACTCTCTTACAATCTCAGCAGGGTCTGTAAGAAGCTTTCCATCTTCTCCTTTAGCTCCAGCTAAAGCGGCCCTTCTTGAACTCAACCTACCTTCAGCTAAGTTTATTGGCCCTTTTGAAAGATCTAAACCGCTTTGAATAGCTGCTTCGCCTAATTTACTAAGAGCCTGTGCCGCCTTCTCTGCTGGCGTATCAATAATATTGAGCTTTTCTGCTATATTAGTAAAAAAGCCTTTAAACCCATCAATACCTTTTTGAATAACGTCAGTAAGAGGTTTCAATAACTCAATACCTTTTAAAAACTTAAAAGCAGCGCTAAGACCTTGAAAAGCAACAACTGCTTGGCCAACAAAAGGAAGAAGTTTTGTGAAGTTTTTAGTTACAAATTTTAATGTTTTACTAAGTCCTGTTGCAAATTTTTTTCCAGTCTTGCCACCTTTTCCTCCCAGCAATCCTAAAGTACCTGGGCCACCACCTTTGCCTTCTCCTTTGCCGTTGATCAAACCAAGAAGACCAGAATTCGTATCTGTTAAATCTTGGCCGAAAGATTCAAATAAAGCAAATGTAGTTACGGCTCCAGCGGCACTCTCAGCAGCCCCAGCTAAACCTTTTTGAAATCCAGTCAACTCTCCTTCAATACTTGAGAAAGCCCCCTGTAAAGTAAATGCTATCGCAGAAAGACCTATAAGCTTTGCGGTTGTATCTCCTCTGACTTTTTCTTCTTTCTTTTCTATAGATCCAGAAGCTACGTTTGAAATACCCTCTTTTGCCACACCAGAAATTTTCTTTTTTCCTTCTGCTAGTGTTTTCGCATATTCAGAAGCTTCTTTGGATGCCTCCTCATAAGATTTAGTGCCTTTTTGTACTTCTTGGTTTAGCTCTGCTATTTTTTTGTTTAAAGAGTCAAGGCTTGAAGCAAAAGCTTTTACGCTTGAAGAAGATATTCCAGAATCACTAAGTGTATCTTTTGTTATTGCAAAGTTTGGTATCCTGCCAGTAGGTTCATCCCTAGTGTTTGTCACAGCTAAACCTTGCGGGTTTTGGCTGTTTCTTAATTTCCCACTTTGATTTACTCTTATTTGATTAGCATTTAGACCAGCAGCCCTTTCTCTTCGAATTGCATTCTCAAGAGGGGTCTCTTGGTTTGCGAAGTTAGGAATATAACCAGAAGCAGAGCTTTCCAATATACCTCTTTTGTCAGAAGTAAAAGACCGACCCTCTAATCTACTTAAATCACCCTGTTTTATTGTATAAGTTCCATTAGGAAACCTTCCGTTGGGGCCTTTTTTTAGAAACCCTAATGTTTTTGCATCCTCATTTAATAGTTTTTTACCTACAAGATCTGCCTGATCTACCTCATTGCCCTTTCTTACGAATGCTGGTTTGCTACCAACTAATACATCAAAAAACTTTTTAGCTGCCGACTTCTGAAGTGTCTTGCTAGATGACCCCTTAACTTCGGCACCTGACTTGCCCTGGCCTTCTTTAACTCCAAAAGCTTCATATATGCCCTTAGACTTTGGCAAATCTATTAATGAGTTTTCTGTTCTTGATGCGTAATCCTTAAATCCATCTCCATCTAATAGAGAAGCTAAAGCAACCTCAAAAACACTTCCAGCTAAAGAATTTACCGCTCCCTTCTGGAACCTTCCTTTTAATTCATTAGCACTTTCAGACCTGACATTGATTGGGCTAGAAATACCCCCAGCTGTTTTAACTGCTTGATCGGCTCCTAAATCTCTAATTTCAGCTTCTAATTTATCTATGTAAGAACTACCCCCAGCATCACCTTTTGGCTTTCTTGCTTGATATGTCGGTACATCTACCTTGGTAAGAAGTTCCTCACCAAAACCTTTTTGCCCCGCTTTCTCAGCAGACTCATAAATTCTTGTTTGATTTTTTTTATCTTTAACTGCATAAAATGAAGAATCGGCTTTATCTTCACCATAAGAACCTGTAAGCAAAACAAAATCTTGACCACGCTGGTTTATGTATTCCTTTGCAAAATTAGGAACATAACCTCCAGCTGCATTTTTTCTAAATTCAGATTTATCCCAAACATTTTTACCTCTTTTGGCTCTTCCGAAATACTTAGTAAAGGCTCCTAGCGACGAATCAGAAATAATGTCCGCAGTGATTTTAGCAAACCCTCTTTCGTTTGCTTTGGTTACGGCGGCTTGGATGGCTTGCTTCACAGCCCCTGTTCCTCTTTTTCTTCCCCCTGTTTTTTTATCAAGAGGAGAGGTCACAGACCTTATTGCAATATTGTCTTTGTTTGTACCTAAAGTATAAGCAAAGTTGGGTATAAATCCCCCAGCAGAATTAATCTTCTTGGCCCCTTCAGGCAAGCCAATATTGTTGACCATGTCTTGATTAAATATAGCAGATCCGCCTCCAGCAAAATTAGGTACGATATATTCACTATCGTTAGCAACCATTGTTCCCCTTTTACCCATTCCAAAGGCAAAGTTAGGAATAACAACTGGCTTTGATCCTTTTGGTGCGCCACCAACGCCTCTATTAATATCTTTTTGTTCGGCACCTATTGGCAAAAATCCACCCGCACCACGAACACTACCAGTTCTAGAACTATCCACCAAACCTTGACTCCTTACTTTTTGAGTACCCCTGACAACTGGGCCAGAAATAGATCCAGAAATTCGATTTATCTGAGTAACTATTCTTAATTGCTCGTTTAGCGCTGTTGTAAACACCGCCGCCTGTTGCGCTCTTTTTACAGCCACGGTAGCTGTACTGTTTTCTATATTTAGTATTTGTTTCCTTATACTACTATCCTTAAGAAGCGTCGCTGCTATTTGTCTCTGAGTGTTTTCAAGTTGTTTTGCAGCCTTGTTTAAACCGAAAAATGTTTTGAAAGATTCTACTCCAAATTTAGCTAGCTGTAAAGTTAATTTGCCTACAAGCAAAGCAAAAAGTGCTAAACCACCCTTAATTAAAACACTACTGATACCAGACACTACACCCCTAGCAAATGTAGATCCTATACCCTCGCCAGTTAAAACTTTTTTAATTGTTTCTACAAAAGCACCAACAGAACCAATTATACTTTTAAATGTGTCTGTTACTCCAATTTCACCAAGAGCATTAGCCAGCTCCTTAACACTCAATACTGTAGAGTTGATTGATGCGGCTAAAGTTTTATTTAGAACTATGTTCTTTTGATAAGCCTCGTCTGTTGCGTTTCTAAAAGCTTCGGTAGCTTTTATGGCCACTGAAGATTCGCTGCTGTAATCCGAAAGAGCTGCCAGCAACGGGGCTATCTGGAATCCACCACCAATTTTTTGAGTTATTGATCTAACTTGAATTTCGTTTAAGCTATCCAGTTTCCCAGCAAGATTTTCTATTAGTTTTGTGGCAGGTAATATTTTTCCTTGTACGTCTGTTATATCAACGCCCAAGCTTTTTAAAAGATTTAAATTATCCTTTCTTCCTATTCTTGTAAAAATAGTTTTAAAGGAGTTTCCTATGACTGCTCCACCACGGGCAGTTTTCTGTTGGACTGCGGTTATAATACCCCCAAGTTCATCTATACTAACTCCAGCCAGTTCCGCAACAGATGCAGAGCGCTTAAATCCTTCAATCAAGTCTCGTTCAGAAACAGCAAACTGGTTGGCTGCATTACTTATTTTATTAAGAACTTCACTTGTCGTTAAACCAGCTTTTGTAAAACTGTTAACCGCCGCAGTTAAACCAGCAACAGCTTCAGATGCACTTAATCCAGAAAGTCTGGCTAAAATTAGAGAGTCGTTTAATCGTTTTGTAACCTCGGTTGCACTTAAACCCTGCCTAGATAGTTCTAGGGCGGCTTCTGCTACGGTATCAAAAGTCTGTTCTGTTCCTTTTGCTATACTAAATATCTGGTCTTTTAGGTCCGAGAGACCACTTGCGTTAGTCTTAAGTATGGAATTAATTTTTGCTAAACTTTTTTCTACCTCAATAGTTGTAGATATTAAAATTTTAAAAGATTGTACTACGCTATTAATTATTCCTACTGAAGCTCCGAACGCCAAAACACGGGCATTTGCAGCCTCCATTGATTTTGTAAATTCGTCTGCCTGACCAGTAATTCTACCAAGAGGCTGTTCTAAAGATTTAATATCCTTAGCGTTGGTTCCTAAATTTATTTTTAAATTTCTGCCAGCTTTTTTAGCTGAATCCGCAATGCTTTTCTCTAAGCCTGTTTGTACTACTGGAATTTTTATTGGCATGACCTTATAACCTTTTAAGGTATTACACCAAATTTAATATCATTTACCAGCCAATTTCATCATTTGTGCCATATCTAATTTGCCCCCAGCCTTCTTGATCTCTTTAGAAAGAGAAATAGCCTTGCCTTGACCAGCAACTTCATTTATGTCTTCTTTTGTCCCCCCAAAAACCGTAGAGGCAGAAGCGTTTTCATCTAAAAACGATTTCTTTTTTGATTTATCGTTCTTAGATTCGGAAAAAGCCATTAATTTTTCTGGGTCTTCTTTTATTCCGTCTGGTATATCTTCCACATATTGGAATATACTTTGAAATATCTTACCAAACAAAACAAGTTTCATCTGAAACACAGAAAGATCAATGACTGGTTTGCCAAAAAAATCTTTAGCGTTATCACAAAACGATAAATACATACTAAAAAACGGACGCAAAACAGCCTTCTGTATATCTAATTCATTTAATCTAGATCTCGTCTTCTCCTGTAGCTTCTGCAATGAACTTAATAAATAATCATCCATTTCATCAAAATCACTTTTAGAAAACGCATGTTTATCTAAATCTTTAGAATCAAACACAAAATATCTTATCATCTCAATAGAAGACATGTTTGAGGCGTAGTCTTCAGCGGTCTTGCCTACTATCTTGCGCCTATCGTCTTTCAACTTATAATAAATAGCTTGTTTCTCACTTATAGTTTTTTGGACTTCGTCTTTTTGAGACTGAAGAAACATGCTTTTTTTTGTTATGTTTAAGTTTTGTATTTCTGTCTCTAAGGTAGCTATTTTAAAATCATCATCAGAATTCCATAACCCATCCTCCTTTAAACCGTCAAGAATTTCTTGCTCTGTTTTTACGCCTCTTTTGATTGCTGAATTTTTATATTTTTCGTAATAGACATGAATATACCTTTGATCCTTAACGGTCAAATGTTTTAAATATATCAAGCGCCCATCAAATTCGCACTCGCTATAACCATCAAAAATTTCTCCTACTATAGAAATGTAGTATTCGTCGGTCACTCCTCAGGCTCTTCTCCTTCTTCGACTTTTTTGATTAGTTCCTCAAACTCTTTTTGAGAAGAAGCTTGATTAAAGAACCAAAAAGCCAAAGTGGTAGATACTTTTTTAATTAAATCGTTATAAAATTTATCGTCCGATTCCTCTAGATCATAATAATAAGACTTTTTCTCTTCGAAGTCTTCGCCTTTAAAATATTGAACAAACTTGTCTAGCTCTTCATCGTAAATAAAAGTTAAGTATAGGCAATACCAAAGAAGAACTTTGTTCTGTGCTTTTATATCTGCCGTGTGATCAAACAAAGATTGGAAATTAGACTCAAAATCAACAATTTCTTTTCTGTTTGAAGCCATAAGGCCTTTAACTTTTTCAAAACGCCCTTCTTGTTTTTCGGTTCTTTTTTCTACCGTATCCAACCTCATATACTCGTTCTGAAGATCTAAAGCGTCTTTATAGAGAGAGGCATATTCTTCACTGTTAGTCTCACTAAAGACACCCCCAGTATCGCTATACTTTTTTGCTAGCATAGCCTTTGTCAAAATACCTTTTTTAATACAATTACTCATTTCAACAGAATACTCAAGCTCGGCCTCTTCGAGCTCCCTCCTGTTAGGTCTTTTAATTTGAACCTCTACTGGCTCTTTAACCTTCTTTTTCCTTTTTGTAATAGTTTCCTCTCCAGTTTTTTTATTTTTCCTGGTTGACTCTACTATTTTTTCATACTCTTTATCTAGAGTAAACTGATATAATACTTTATTTTCCATAATCCTTACTTAAATTTAAAACTAACTTGATAATTTTCAATTTCTTTTTCCATATTTCTTACAGATTCATTTCCGTAATCCAATATCCTTTTCCTTATCCATGACAATTTATCTGGGGTAAAGTGATCAGCTGCTCTAATTGTAGGATGGTATTTTTCAGGCAACTCATCATAAAGTTTTTGATAATGAAACTCATGATCTTTTTTCATATCCTCTACCAACATTAACATGGTTTTAAATAGCCCAGAAATCTCTTTATACGAGCAGTCGTTTAATATTTTTTTAGCATTCATACCCTTTATCCTTAATATAATACGAAAAAAAGTGTAATTTTCAATATGGCTGGCTTTTTATCTTCATCAAAAATTTCTGAAATCAACTCTTTTTACGATTGTCTTCATACAACTTTTGCTCAAACAATAACTGTTTACAAGGATGGTAAAAAAACAATCATATCTTATGACCCTTGTTATAACACTGTATATGGCAGAGCCAATACTGGGAAAAACGAGAGCGTAGAATATACGGTCACGCCTAAAACTTTCCAAGCTAGGGTTTATTACATAAAAACAGAAGAAGAACTTTTAAATAACTTTAAAACTCAAACAAAAACCGTTTTACCGAAAGGTTCCGTCAAGATAATAGTTAAAAAAGAAGGTTTTGATTTTATACAAGAAGCAAGAAGAGTTGAGTTTGACGGAAGAATGTTTACAATTAAAAGTGACGGAAGCCCATTCGGCATAACTGGTAATGTATTTTATCAGTTCTTTTTGACCCCTCTTGACGAAGCTAAACCAGAATAATGGCTAAACTACCTATAGACGTACAAAATTCTTTAAAAAAACAAGCTCCTAAATTCTTAAAAAGAGATTTTAAAAAAGAATTTAAAAACAACTTTGATAATGTCAAAAAAGACATGATTAAAGAGTTCTTAACTCATCCAGTAACTGTTGAAATATTATCTGGCCCAAACGCATCAAATATAAGCGGTACTCTTGGTGGCCAATCCAACCTTTTTGGTTTTATAGGTTTTAATTCTGGGGAAGATCCAATAAAACCAATATTGGAAATACTTGAGCAAATAAGCTTTAAGGAATCTGGTGAAGCCAATATAGGTATTGTTTACACCGTCGACATACCAGAAGCAGATGACATCTTTCTCGTTACCCCAATGCCTTGGGCTACTGGCAGAAGTTGGGCGAAAGGAATAGAATCTGGAATATCTGGTCTTGGTAGGTTGCTAAATAAATCTAACGCTTCAAGTAGATCTGGTGTAGCTATACAGGTAAAGAACAAGGTTAGAGGGGGTAAATTTGAAAACACTCCTTACATCTCTGCTTTAATAAAAAAATACAAAAAAAAATTTAGCGAACTGTCATGATAGAACAATACCATCACAAGGTAACAAATACGGTTTTACTTTGGTTTGATAACTATCTCCTTTCTAAAGGTAAGGCTTATACAAACATAACTGGGGCCAATTTCTTTAATTACGAGGATGACAGAATGGGATCTTCTCGCCAAATTTACGGAAGCCCTTACAAACAATGGGTTAGCGATTCTTCTATTGATGGAGCTATAATACCAGACGGTTTTACGGCTAATGGCACTCCAACTGGGATTTATGATACTGGTCTAAACACAAGGGTTGGAGGAGATATAGATTTTGAAAATGGAAGAATCCTAATGGAAACAACCAATCCAAATTATGAAATAAAATGCGATTTTTCCGTAAAGGACTTCAATATATATTTTACCAACGAAAGCGAAGATGATTTAATAGCAGAAAGAAAGCATGTTATTAATTCTAGGCTCCCAAGACCAATAGAGTCTTATATAGATCCATATGACCAAGTTCTTCCAGCAGTATTCATATCTATAGCTACAGCTCAAAATAAAGACTTTGCTTTTGGGGGGATGGAAGAAACAACAATAACATCTACCGCTGCTGTACTGGCAGAAGACAGCTATCAACTAGACGGCATTCTTTCTATATTTGCTGATTCTAAAAATGAATGTATACCAGTTATACCAATGTGTGACCACCCATATAATGAATTTAACGATCTTAAATCAGGCACCTACAACTATAACGATCTAGTACAAAATTCTTCAGATGGCAACAAGCTTTATATAAACAACGTTACAACATCAAAATTGACAGATAGAGCAAGAAAATCTTTAACCAACGATATTTTCATTGGTTTTATTGATTTTGAAATACAACATCATCGATTTAGACATACATAAATTTTCACAATACACAAAAACAACTGTAAACACTTAAAATAATCATAGCTATGGCAAGAAACAGAGTAATCTATCAATCAGAGGCGCTTTTTGTAAGCAAGGACTATAACTCCACAGGCTTAAGCGACCATACCCAACTTCATCGTGTGCAGAGTGCAAACTACGGCTTCACGATAAACAGACAGGACGTTAACCAATTTGGCAATCTAGCTAGAATCGACTCTTTGATTCTTGAAGCTCCGACTGTCAATTTTGATATCTCCTACTACCCAACAAACGGCTTTAATGAAAGAGCACTTGACTTTTGGGTTGAAAATTCCTCTCAACCATCTGCTGCTCAATTTGCTTCTGGCCACTTATCTAATAGTACTGGACAAAACTTTTATATCCTAACTGTTCCAGAAGGAAGAGACGCAAACCTAAATAGAGTAACTGGAGCCAATGATAATACAATTATAGGTATTGGTAACGCATTCCTTACAGACTACACCTTGGACCTTTCAGTAGGCTCTTTGCCAACAGCAACAGCATCTTTTGAAGCTTCAAACATTAATAGTGATGCAAGTATTACTGGTGTATCTGGAGTAGGTTTTATTAATATTGAAAGCCCAGGAGTTAATCCTGTAGCTGGTTTGCCAGTCGGCCTTGAAGTAATTCTTCCTTACTCTACTGGAAACTCTCATAACGGAGACTTCTCAGCAGACGCTCAAGATACTCTTTCAGCTATTAGACCTGGAGATATAACTCTTGATTTAAGTGCCTTTAACGGACAAACATTCAGTACTATGGATGGTTCTGATTCAGCCATTCACATTCAGAGCGCTTCTCTTTCCCTACCTCTTTCTAGAACTCCTATCGAAAGACTTGGTGCAAAGTTCCCATTTGCTAGAGTTGTTGACTTCCCAGTTAACGCTTCTTTAACAGTTAATGCCATAGTTAATACCACACAAGCAGCCAACCTAGCCAGCCTCATCAGCGGGTGTGATAGCAATCTTCAGAACGTAAGCTTGCAACTTAAAGAGTGTGGCGGAACTACTGTTGGAATGAATATCGACATGAAGGGTTGCACTATTGATTCTGAAAGCTTCTCATCAAGTATTGGATCAAATAAAAGCGTAGACCTAACATTTTCAACACAAATTGGTGGAGTTAGAGATTTAGATAAAGGAATTTTTGTTAGCGGAAGCAACAATACAAGCTTGCCTTGGTCTTAATTAAAAAATTTAAAAAAAACAACAAACATTCTTAAAATATGTCAAGAAACAGAGTAATTTACCAATCGGAATCACTTTTTGTGTCTAAAGATTGCCCATCAACGGCAACTGGAGAACATCAAGAACTTATCAGGGTCCAAAGTGCAAACTATGGATTCACCATTAATAGACAGGACGTTAATCAATATGGAAACCTAGCAAGAATAGATTCTTTGATTCTTGAGGCTCCCACTGTTAACTTTGATTATTCATATTACCTTAGTGATGGAATTAATGAAAAAGCAATGGGCTTTAATGTTAACTCGTTAGCTCAATTCGCCAGTGGCGCTCTTGAAGCAACATCTGGGAAAAACTTTTATATTGTAACTTCTGACGAAGGTCAAGACTCAACAACTTTTCTTAGTGGAGATCCTTATGGGCTCATTGGGATAGGCAATGCCTACTTGAGTGATTATTCAGTTGATCTTTCTGTAGGCTCAATACCTACAGCCACTGCAACTTATGAAGCCGCTAACATAAGCTCTAATAACGGATCGGTGATTGGTCCAGATTTTGCGAGCCTTAACATGACTGGAGCTACCCCTGCCATTGATATTGAATCAGGAGAACCTCTTATTGGAACAGTATCAATTCTCACACCTAAAAATACAGGCCAAGATGGGCCTACAGCTTTAAGACCAGGAGATATTACTATTGAATTCCCTGGATTTGATGGCGGCGCTGCTGATGACGGAACCCTTTCTGTTATTAGTGGAAACGGATCGTTTCATGTTCAAAGTGCTTCTTTATCCCTTCCTCTTTCAAGGACTCCTATTGAAAGAATAGGAAGTAAGTTCCCGTTCGCTAGGGTTGTTGACTTTCCAGTTAACGCAAGTCTTAGCGTCAACGCTGTACTCAGTGATGTTCAAGCTGGAAACTTAGCCAATATAATTGACAGCTGTGATTCATCAGACGGCTCCGTGTCCTTAGTCCTAAAGGCTTGCGACCAAACCGAAGCCATCAGGTGGACTCTTAAAGGAGCAACACTAGACTCAGAATCATTTTCTTCTAGCATAGGATCTAATAAAAGTGTTGATTTAACGTTTAATGTCCAGCTCGGCGGAATTGACGATATATCACAAGGTATTGTTTGTGACGCCGCCGCTAAAAGCAGACCAGTGTTTGGAGTTGTTTAAGTAACTTTGTTTTGGTTATCGTTACGCAAAAACCCCGCCTCTCGGCGGGGTTTTTTATTGATACGGTTAATTATAAGGTTAAAGGCCTATTAAGCCTCTATACCTCCAATTTGTCTAGGTCCAGCTTTATACATGTTGTATTTACCAACAAGCTCATCTATTGCCATTTTAGCGTCTTGAGCTAAACCCCTAATTACTTTTGCTGTTTCATTCTTATTAGCAAATGTAACCCTGCTCTCTCCATCGCTCAAAGATAATATCTCACCTCTAGAGTTGCTGCACGGATCTTCACCAGAGCTTGAAGTGGCCATAATGCCTCTCATTGCGTTCCTGGTCTTCTTGACATAGTAATGATGTAAGTAGAGCTGCTTGTGTATGTCAGACGCCTCACAATCGAGTTCTGGGCCATCTAGACAATACTCTGTATTTATCAAAGTATTAAGTAGTCCTAGGTTAGACTCTAACCAGCACTTTATAGACTGAATTGAATTTAGTGATGAATCGTTATCGAACTCACACTCCATTATACTTTTAGCCAAATCGTTTAAACCAGTCATTAAATTTCCCCTAATATTTTAATAGTTTTTGCATGTTGTGGGTTATTCGGATCTAGCTTTATCGCCTCGGTGGGTGTTGGCATGATATTCCTCATGTTATTTCTATTATAATTCTTAAATTCCGAAACAAGAGAAGCCCTTAGTGCGCTACTTCCCCTAAAAGGGTTAACCCCAACTTTATAAGCTAAGTTTTGCAGGTCTGCCTGATTCATTTCCTTCATGTTGTCTTCAAAAATATCCAGTTCATTTGTTCCAAATGGATTAATTGAATCTACACCAAGAACTTTCTCAAGTTCTCCCATTTTATCTCTAAATTCTTTTGTATTTACATTACCTTCAGATTTCATATCGTTTATCTCATCAATAAGATTCTTTTTAGCAGGTTTGGACTCTTCTTTTTCAACAACATCGCTTTTGGCTTTTGTCTTTTTTGTTTTTTTACGAGTCTTCTTTTTAGTTGGCTTTTTTGACAACTTTTTAGATTCTTCGATGTTTTCTACTCCGTAGGATACATCTAATTCTTCTGGTTTTTTTTCTTCCATATTATATGATAGGTTTGTTATACAATATTTACACAAAAAAGGCCATCCTGTACAGGATGACCTTTAAAAATGTGCTTTTTAAGCTTATAGACCGTTTGCAACGATACCAGCAAGTGCGCGATTGTCAAGAACCATACGGCCCTCTTCAATGCCACCGAACCAGCCGATTTTGCTTTGACGGATACTGTATTGATCATCAGCGATAAGGCTGAACTCAGAACCATTCTCTTCGTCAACGGCAATTGCCTTAATGAGAGAATCGCGTCCGCGATCAAGACCAAGCATGATTTCGTCAGCGTTTGGATCAAATCCTGCACCAGCAGTTCCATCAGCCTTAGCATAAGATGTTGCTCCTGCGACCGTATCAAAGATGGTGTTAAACTTCTGTCCGACACCAAGTTCGTTTACTTCCATAATGGAAACACCGTAGAAGTCTGGAAGACCTCCACCTGCATTGTAAACAGACTCACGAATACCGTCGGTACCTGCGATATCGTCGGTGCCTCTTGTATTGATTGGGTTATAGGCCATTTCGCGCAGAGACTTAACAGCTTCTGGAGAAACAATTAGATCGGTAATCCCGCGACGACCTCCTTCTGGAGTACCCTTGTTCCAGGCGGTATTAATACGCTTGGCACGGGTGATAAGGTTATTAAAGTCGTCAAGAAGGAATGCTCCGTCTGTAGTGGCGCGGAAAACATGATCCTTGCCATTCGTGCTTGCTGCTGCAACCGCACCCATAATAAGGTTAGCTGAAGTCCGCTCTTGCTTGAGAAGAATCTCTTGAGCCATACGAGTGAAAGTTTTGCTGATGACATCCATGCGGCTCTTAGCTGCATAACGACGATCAAAACTTACTGCTGTATCAAGGCTATAGGTAGCTACCTTAAGCTCGGACACAGTAGGTACGACTTGGTTTTGTGGAAGGCCTCCAGCAACGCTTGTGCTGTAGACATTGACATAATCTTCATCAGTTACATCATAGTACAGATCCAACGGAATTGAAGGATTGTCTTCTGAGTTAAACTGAAGAGGAGTAAATAGGTTACTAAGGACAGGAGCGTTATTGATAACTTCAGCGATCACAGGACCGATGAATTCAGCAAGAGCTACTTGAGCCTCATATGCAACCGAACGATTTTTAGAAGCCATAGCTTTAATAAGCTCTAGCTGTTCTGGTGTTCTTTTAAGGGAAATTTTCATTTGATATATTTCTTAGTTAAAGGTTAATTTTTAAAGACCGAGAGCAATTACTGCGTAGCCACCTGCATAAGCATCAGTAATAGTTCCGCTAGAGCGAGAACCAGTTCCGATAACTGTACCGATTTTTTCGGGTGCTGTTGAAGCGCAAGCAACAACTTGACCACTTACGGATGCACTAAGTGCGATACCGCCTCCGACTGTTAATGATCCCTCATAACCTTCTTCTACAAGAGTAAACACTCCGCGAGTAGCTACTGGAACAGCTTGTCCTGGCATTACGGAGAAACTTTCATCCGCTTTGATTGGATTGTAAAGCAGTTTTTCGCCGTTTTCGTCATACTTTGCAGTTTGACGTAGCGTAATTCCAAGACATGAGTCACCGCTAATCGCTGGTGAACACTCAAGGTTTACACTTGGGTATTGAGCTTTAATAAAAGGATAATCAGTCTTACCAAGGTAAGAGTTATCCGAGTAACTTACTGGGTCTTTGTCGAAATCTCCAGCGGAGACTTTAACGAATACACCAGCATCTCCAGCACCCGTGTCCGTAAGGGACTCGTTAGCGCTAGCTTCATCTAGAGCGAAAAGATTAATTACATCGTTTTCGTCATATTGTCTGAATGGTAAGATTCTTAGCATAATATTTGTTTTTTTTTGTTAAATTTTTAAGATATTTCAATGTTTTTTCGGTCAAATGCACTTGCAAATTTCTCTCTAAGGCTAGGCTCCTCACGGGATACTGGCTCATTAGTATTGGAGATTGCTGCCTCGCTAGATTCTACACTGTCAAGGATTTCCTCATGTGTTTTTTCTGTTGAAGCTTCTGAAACAGGATTTGTCATCCTTTTTGCAACTTCTTCTTGGATTCTAGCTTCGACGCTCTTTTCGAACTCGGCTTTGGCTTCTTTGCTTTTGTGTTTCCAAAGAACTGTAATCTTATCTTCAAACGAAGCAAAGGCTTCTTCTGTTTCGATAGATTTAAGCTCCTTAGCCAAAAACTCTTTGTCTTCGTCTTCAAGATCAAACCTTTGATCCAAAACATCCATACGCTGATTAAAACGAGATACCGCTTCTTCAGCTTTAATAGACGCTTCGTATTCGGCGATTTTGGATTGCGCTTGCTCGAACTTAGACTTCAGCTCTTCAACCGAATTTTTTAGTTCTGCATGTTCGTTGGCAACGGCCTCCTTCTCTTCTTGAGTTTTATGAAGTTCTTGCTTATACTGCTCATCTTTTTCTTTAATAGCATCAGTAAAGGTGCTAGTCATTGAAGCGATGGCTTCTTGCGAGAACTTCTTCTCGCCGAGAAGGTCCTTCAGTTCTGAGATTACTTTTTCGAGTTCCATAGAATTATTCTTTTTAAGGTTTACATTAGTTTTTTGTTTTTGTGAAATATTTTTATCTTTTTTATCTGTTAAATTAAAGCTTTCTTCTTCTTTTGCCTTCATATGAACCCCCTTAACATCGGCAGCTGGGTTAGAAGTATAACCTATACCAAGTGGATAAATCTTTCCTTTAATCAATCTGTTTACTGGCCTTCCGTCTTGAGTATAACCAGAACCGCCATTAGATTTAAGGCACCCAACCATTTCTTCCATCTCTTCAATGTCGTCTATAATTGTAGCATCCTCAGTGTATTCACTTCCAACCGCCAACACAAATTCAGAGAAGCCAACCTCCCAACTTGTAGAGACCGAATGATAATAAGGACTATATGAGTCGACAGACCTCTCTACCGCTTCAGCAAACTCAGCGTTAGCTGATTTATAAACAACCGCACCCAAAGCGATATTAAAAGGTTTTGAATAATTATTAACTTCTGCTTCCGACAGTATTTCGTTAGTTCCATAATCACTCCAACCAGCGTTTACGATATGTCCAACAATTCTGTCTTTATCGTGTTCTATATTAGTTGGTTTATGAACAAAGTTTTTTGTATAAGCTATCGCTGTATCAGTACTTATTCCGTCGCCGTTTTTATTAAATTTGTTAACCACAGCAGCATTGAACGCCACTCCTAACAGATCCGAATTATCTTCAAAATCAATTTCACCAGGAACTAATGACTCAAGATTTTCTAAAGAAGCTTTTGAAATAAAAGAAGCTCCCACTTCGCAGGGTAAAATTTCTGCATCAAAAGTTGCAGTGTATAGATAATCTTTTTTTTCTGATTTAGACTTCTTTTTTATGAATTTCATTGCTGTGATGTAATATTGCTGCTTCGTAACTGCTTAGTTCGTGCTTTGCTCCTATTTCTAAAATTTCTGGTAATATCCCTAAGTCTTGTATTTCCTCTAAGTTATCTACACAAGAAATTGCCTTTTGTGTCCAATTTCCAACATCAGTAGAACAAACCACAGCTTCACACAAACCATCAAGCATTTTTTTCTTATTTTTTGAGAATTTTTTTGCCCCTGTTTTTTTGATAATTAACTCTTTTGCTAATGACCTAAAACCTTCAAGTTCGGAGATAATTTTTTCTATATTCTTCCGAGAGTAAGACGAGGCGCTAGATTCTTCTTGGGGTATTCCGCTTGTACCCTCTGGTCTTCCAGCTGCTTTATTCGGGCCCTTTGGATCGCTGCCCTGATCTGCACCCTCAACCATTGGGACACCGCCGACTATAGGGTTGTAGTAACCCTTTTCTCTTTCTTCGACGAATTTCTTTTGAGAAGAGGAAATCTCTTCCACCTCAGGGAATTTTCCAGTATGGAACATCTCCATGCCTTGTTGAGGAGTAATTACCCCAAGCTCCATAAGCCTTGTTGCAACTTTCATTAGCTGTGTTTCGTCTCTCATGTCAATGTCTTTAAACACCGCAGTTGGATACGATCTAAAACCAAGATTTTGAGATACTCTTTTAATTTCTTTTTGTAAAAAATCCGACAAGAATGCGTTTCTTGCTTCTTTTAGTCTGTCAATAAAAATTTGAGCTTTAACTTGAGTGGCTCCATATTTTTCCTCTCCAACAACAACATTTTGCAAACCTTGTTTAATATCCTCATTCAAAGTTTTGTATTTTTCAGAACCAAGAACCCTGTTTAAATCTGGTAATACGAAATCTGCTTTAGTTGTATAGTCTGAAACAAGAACCCTGCCCACACTTTCATTTTTAAATAGGTTTTGCATTGCGTTCAGATTCTGTGGGTTAATTCCCCCTTTATCTGGTTCGGCACCCATCGTAATAAGCAAAATAACGTTCTCCACAGTTCTAGTTATAGCTTGGTCCATTTTTTTCAGTTCAAGCTTTGCGTTTATGTCTTCAAGCACTGGATAACCAAACGGTATCGCAAAAGGCTCATAATCTTGCTTCTTATAAAAAGAATGAGAAATTTTTTCTGGATCAAGCTGTATTTTTAAACCATCAGTACTGTAACTTCCGTTTTTAATATTCTTCTGTACATCTTTTGGTAAAGAATTAAATATTTCCTTGTCTTCTTCAGTAGATGGATTTTGCAATCTTGACATTTCGTATTCAGAGAGTATTTTTTCATAAGCACCCTGATTAAAAGTTGATGATCTTTTAGCTACTATATCATAAGGATTCATTAAGATATACCTGATAGGAACCTTGTTTTCCGCCGTTTTTTTAGGCGAAATAGATTTAATTAATTCAAGAAAATCATCATTTTTAAAGTTGCCGTCAATTCTATAAAGAAAAATATTTCCGCTTCTATAATATTCTCTAAAATATTGATCCTTTAAGTTTTGAAAGTTTATTTTTTTAAACCACTCTTTAAAGAAATCCCTGCTTTTTTTTGTGCCTCCATCTAAAAATATTTCAGTGTTGGCAAATTCTGACATTACATCAATAGCGTTTCTGAAAACCGCAACATTAGCATAAGCTTTTTGGCAAAGCTCTATAGCCTCTCTTATATTTACTCCGTCAGATGCATATTTATAAGGAAGAAGTCCCCCTCTTATTCTTGAAAATCTATCTAAAGTTGGGTCTATTGCAGATCTGTTTATTCTCCTACCAGTACTTGATCCAGAAGTTCTAGCACAAGCAGCTGTAGATTTTTTTGTTCCATAAGATGCAGAAGAAACATAAAAAGGGTCTCCCATCATGTTTGGTTCAAATTTATCATTTGCATCTACAACTTTACCAGTTGAAACGCTAGGCTTTTCCTCTTTATTGAATTTACTCCAATAATCGGATTTCTTATTGTATTTTCTCTTTGCCATATTCTTTATTATACACCGAAAAGTCAAAAGTTTAACTTTTAACTTTCATAACTTTGACTTTACCCTCTTTTAATCAATCTATAAACATAGGGGTAAAAGTGCCCTGTACTGTATTAATGCCATCATCCATCATATCGTAATATGTATTCATCATCCAGTTTCCTAAAATCAAAGCCGAGTATGAGTCTTTTCTTGCTTTATCTGCGCCTTTCTGCTTTCTTAAGTTAAGCGGTAAATCAAAGCTTTGTGTACCTTGTGTTGAGGTTGTGACTTGAACCATAGCGCACTCAACCTTAATTAGATCCATCATGTCTTTTTGGTGTTCTACAAAATCAATCATTTTGGACGGCTCAGAATTATTTTCATAGTTCTTGATAAACTTTAATTTCTTTATTGGTATTCTTGCTTTCCTTTGCTTGTTATAATCGTCATTCATTGCTCCCCCAGCAAAAAATATTCTCTTGTGGTCAAAAGACGCTTGCAATAACTCATTGGCATATCTAATCCATTTTGAAGTGGGCTTCCTTAAAAACACATATGTCTGGTTTTCTTTATTATATTGTCTTTTTAGATCCCTTAATCCTTTTTCGTATTCTTGGTGGTCGTCCAAATCTGCATCTATAACATTTAGTTTAAGACCTTCTTTTTTAAATATACTGCTTTCGTTACATGAGTTTAAAAACTGAACACCTCCGTTATAGTCCCCAACAACAGATACCACATTAAAATTTTTCAATAGATAGGCCATATACACAATGTGAGTTCTTAAGTTGGCTCCAGGTAATGCGTAGCTATGGACAACGGTCCCCTTCTTTGTGTCTCTATTTAATTTTATCATCAGTATTGCAAAATCATCAGAACCCTCACTTTCAGACCATGAAGGGTCAAAAGCTAGAATATATTCATCAGAAGGCTCTCCTACTACCTCCACACATTGACCTTCTCCATCTGGTATAGTGCATTCCATCATTTTACTTACTTTGAAGTAACCAGAACTATCGTCTGTAAATACGGCCATAAACTCTCTATCGAACTGAGATTGGCTCATGGTAGCTTTAGCTTGATCAATAAGGTTTTGATCATACAGTTGTTGAGGTGCGCAATCATAACTAAAATGCATTATAACCCTATGAGCTTTATCCTGTTCGTTTTCATTAAGAATCAATGACTCATATTGACAATACATCTTATATAAATGTTCAAACCTGTAAGATGCAGAAGACAAACCAATAATTTTGTTGTTCGGCCATTTATGTCTATCCTCCTCTTTCATTTTACCCTGTTCTATCATCTCGGTTTCGATATCGTATGTCTCCTGTCTCTCTGTCGGGTTTTTTATAACAGAAAGGAATGGCATGATAACCTCGTTCAAGACCTTCTCTGGCATAAGCAGTAATTCGTCAATAATCATACGCTCAAATCGAAAACCACGAAGTTTTTCGCCATCACCAAGTGGCAGAGCCGTTATCTTACTTGCCCCTAACTCCATAACCCATTGATCATTAGCTTTAGACACTCTCGTAATACATTGAGAAAGAAATTCAGCTTTTGGGCTCGCCGCGATCTCTTCCATCTTCGTAAATATCATTTTTGACTGTCGAAAAGACTTAGAAATAATTCCGATGTGAACACCCTGGTTTAAAATAGCGTCTAACAGCGCAAAAACCGCCGTAGAGAAGCTTTTAGACATTCCACGACTCCATATGCCTAAAAAGTAATCGGTCTCCATCATGCCCTTAATAGCCATGTGCTGGAAAGGGAATAATCTGACACCAGTAATAAACTCCGCAGCAAAAGATGGGTTTTGTCTTAAGAATTTATAAAACAATATTTTTGCCTCTTCTTCTTCTAGATATCCATCTATCTCTAAAATCTCTTTGTTTATATCTGGGAACCTATTTCTAGACTCTTGTATTCCTGTTTGCCAACTCATTTTTTTTGTATATATTTAGACCAGAAATATTGTATATCAGTGGACCATAATTTTTTTCCCATGACAAGAAGTTTTGGTATAATGAGCTCACTGTTTTTTCTAGAACCAGAAAAGACAAATTGACAACAATCACTATACTGTTTTTGTATTTCTCTCATATTATGAAAAACATAATCAAGCTTATACTTCTTGTAGCTTTTTTTATTGAGGTTTTCTATCTCATTGATATCGAACTCCATAACCACGAACAAATAAGAGCCCAAAGACCTACACCTATCCATTTCTTTGCAAAAACGAGCATAACCAACTGTTATTGTCCCGCAAAAATCGCCAAATGACTTTCTGTCAACATATGTATAATCATAATCTTGCGATGTCACTCCATAATCGCCGACATCAAGCTTATGCAATTCTGAATTTTTAAAAGTTAATGGTTGTTGTTCTCTAGTATCAATCAAAATTTTTGTTTTAGACAAGTCATTGTCAAAACCTTTTGGCAATCTACAACCCAGCAGTGGGTCAACGCCACATTTATTACATACTGCCGTGTAGCTGCCAAAATACTTTTTATAAACATCAATAGAAGGCAACCCAGCACTTATAAGCTCCAAATCCGTTGGACCGTATTTAAGTTCTTTGTTTTTTATTCTGTCGCATAATAATTTCTGTATATAAGTTTTTACTTCTTTTGGATCAGCTTTATTGCACCACTTCATGAGTTGGTGCGGTTGTGAAAAATCGTGATCAAAGTAATGTTTATAATTTTTAAAAGGGAGAAGCTCGCCAGTGAGTTTGTTTTTTCTTTTGTAGTGTTTTACGTAGTAATCTCCAAGAAACATTTCATGTTTCTTGATGTGGGTATGTAAACCCCTAAGAGATTCGAAATCCCCCTGACATTCTTTGCATTTAAATGACATCGTCTTGACTTATACCTAATACTCTAGCTTTCCACTCAGCCATACCCTCAAGCCTCTCAGCCTCCTTCTTGGCTGTCATTTTTTGCATCTCTGCCATTCTAACCATGTTGTCTCTCTCTTCTTTTTCTTGAAACAATTGAACTATTGATAAAATAGAAGCATTATTTTTTGACTTCGTATTCATTCTCGTAGCCCTGTCTCCTTGTAGCTTTTTTGTAAGGTTTTCTATTCTTCCCTCGCATTGATGGTACTCTGAGCTTTTAGCTTTGATAATTTCGGCCAAGCGCACAGACATTTCTGTTTGATCGTCAGCTACGTCAAACATGTCGTTCAACTTATTTAAGTGCTTGCTTATAACTTCTAAATTAATAATTTCCTTACATACATTTAGATAAAGATTTATCTCATCAGCAGAACAGTCTGGTTTATCCCAAGTAAGCCTTATGAATTCATGCTCAAATAACTCTCTGTCGCTTTTGTCTAAATAGTTATTAATTATTTTTAAGAAACGCGAATTGTTTAGGTTTATACCCAATCTTTCCACGTATACTTGATGCTGCCTATTTAACTTAGACTCTTCGAAGGCATTACCAGTTGCCTCATTAATCTTTTTTACTATTCTGCTTGCTGCTTTAGGCGCTACATAAGAATCTAACGCACCGCTGTCTTTAGATGGCAGGAAATCAGGGTTAATATCCTTAATAACCTCTAAAACAGCCCTTTGCTCAAGACTTAATGGGTTTACCCTCTTATCTGGAAAAAGAAGCTTCGCAATTGCTAAAGAAGAAAGCTCGTCTCTCGCTTGTTGTATAATAAATTCTTTTTGCTCTTCAGAAAATTGTATCTCTTCCTGTTTACCTTTAAATTGGGTATTGAATTCTATTGCGTTATCAATCATAAATTTACGCACAAGCCTTCCTTGTTTATTCCTGCCGTCAAGACTATCATCCTCGAAACACTTTCTAGTCATCTCGTTAAGATCAGTTATTTTTTTGCTATTTTCTAGAATAAATTCTTTTTGTTCTTTTGTTAAGTCCATGTTTTATTTTTATACTCCTAATTTACCTCTCATTGCCCAAATTATAATAAACAACATTATCAAAATAATTTCAACAATATCCATTACTCAATTCCTGTTATTATTATATCTTGTTCTCTTATTATGTCTGAAGCGGTTTTCAAAAATAACTTTTTTAGGTTTTTAACTTGCCTGTAACCAGCCTTCCTTTTCTTTTCGTTTGTTTTGTAGCCCATTAGCTTGGCAACCTCCTCTTCTCCAGTACGCTCAAAAAACAACATATAATATGCCTTGTAATGTAACTCACTCAGTTCTTTCTTCATGAAAACATTGAGTTTGTTTATTGGATCATCAAACTGCAATTCTTCACTTGGCCACTCCCCCATTTCATACAAATGATTCTCACTAGGTACTGAAACTTTTAATTCAAAAGCTACTTTTTTTGTTTTTGACCATTTTGAAAAATCAACACACTCCCCATCTTGTAAACCGCTTTTTGTAAAGGAACAAGCATCACCCCCCAAATTGTGGTGACAATTAACACACGGCTTAACATAGTTGCCATAGTGATTTCTAACCAGATTTCTTATCTGATTAGTTACTATAGTATTTATCCAAGGCTCTAACGGTAGATCTTGATTCCACATACTCCATTTTTTATAAATATGGAGCTTTATAACTTGTTCTACATCTTCAAAATCAAACCAGGCTATACAATCTAGCCTCCACCTACTACGCTGTTTGCGTATGGCTAATTCTATTACATCAATATAGTCCTCAAATTTTTTACCTTGATCTTCTGTCATCAATAAAGTCTTCTATAGTTTTAGAACCTCTACTTCTTACAGTTTTAGGTGATTCTTTTTCTCCAGCTAAAGAACCAAAGGTAAATACATTATTCCCGTTAGACTCTACATCTACAGATAGCTTATCGATATCTGGGATAAAATCTATGTCGGTTTCATCTTCCGCCAAAGACTCTTTTTTTATAAATTTCTTCGGCTCTTTTTTCTCGAGGTGGTTTCCCCCACACTTAGAGCCGCAACTTGAGCAAAATTTAGGCTTGGAATAGGCATATTCAATTTTACTGCCGCACTCAATACAAAAAACATGGTTCATATACTTTATTTATACGTCAAATCAATGGTTTTTCAAAAAAAAAGAAATACCAATCCATGTTTACACCAAAAAACACTAAATATTAAAAATAATCAGACCTGTTTCTTGGCATTTTATTTTTAGGTGTTTGATTAGCAACTTTCGCGTAATAAATAGCCATGCCTAACATAAAAAATAATATAAAACCAACAATCAATAAAAACAGCATATAAATAGATACACTTATCTTTTTGTTTTCCTTACTATCTAATTATAAGGATACTTAAAACTTTAATGTGTCAGACAATCTTAATCTAGCCAAACTATTATCCCCACCTTGTGTACTGTATTCTTGATTTACAATTAATGTCCCAGATGGAACCAAAAACCCTATGTCTTCATTAATAGTGCTAATAGGATCTCCAGCTACATCTTTCGGTATAAATAATATATCGGATTCAATTCTATCTCCACCGCGAGACATAAACGATTTAAAACCAGTGGATTCTATGCCAACATTTATCTCGACATCCTCAACAATAGACCTTACAGCGGTACAGTCATTCCCTATTTTTTTTACCAACTCATTGTTATATTTTTTGTCGTAAGCAAAATCAGTAATCAATTCGGAGTTTAAAATTTCGCCGCTTATACCACTAATTGTAGATGAATAAGAATAAACAACATTATTACTACTCATTAAATTGTTATAATTATTATTAATGGTATTTGTATTGTTCTTGAAATCTTCGTTTTCAGGGAAATCTATACACTCAAACTTAGCCCTAAGCTTAACAGGCTCAAACGGCCTTACAGTAACAGAGTAGTTATTTAAAAAACATTTTTTGTATATGCTCGCACCAATCCTAATTGGAAAAGACCTCTCCCCAGTACCATTATAAGAATCAAGCAAAAAAGAATAAGATTCTTCGTTGTTATCTATATTTAATAAAAAAAACTCAATATCTACTTCGCAACGATCATCACTAGCGGAAACCATACCTTGTGGACCGCAACCTGATCCTAAACGATTAATTTTAGATGCCGCAACCGAACGACTAACTGAATACTTCGATGCAAATATAAATCTACCATCGCCATCCACTACCGAAGACCCACTATCATCATTAGCCTCTCCAACGTAAACTGGTATATTATCATAAACCGCCATACATATCTATACACTATTTTGCCTCTACTTTACTAAAACACTCCCACTAATACCCTTTTTTATAATAGATTTGGCCTTTTCAATATCATCCCCCGACAAATCGAACCACTCGCCACGAAAACGTTTAGAATCAAACAATGAATGTAAATACCTTTCTGTTTCATTCATATACAAAACCTCACGATGAAATAT